CCGAGCATTTTGTCGGACTTCTTGGTTTGCGAGATTGCGAGGACTCGCCTCTTGAAACGCCGGGACCGGAAACTAGTTGTGCGCCTTCTTCCAAGCGCGCGCGCGGGCCTCCTGCGCCCGTAAGACTTTCTCCCATAGCTTCTCCCTCGGGGTCGGCGGCGTCTGGCACCGTATGCACGTCGTCGGTTGTACCGTCGGGCATACATGATCGTCGGACCAAGGGCAGCCGATACACTTCCCGTCGTTCTTGCACTGGTTACCGCACGGACAGCAGTGACGTCCGGTGACACACAGGTGGGGCATGGTTGCCTAGAGTGGGGCGCGCGCGGGGCGCGCTAATATATGCGGTGTGCGGGGTACACACCCACACACCTTAAAAGGACAGAGACAATGTTAAAGAGTGGCTCTGTCCTCAACAATGTCGCTTGCTCCATTGTCCCCATTCGGCTTTTCAGATATCGAAAATTCACCACTCCAAGATGCTCAGGAACCAGATGATGTATACGACTTCGATGACGGAGAGACGCTCGCCTCCTCCTGGATGGATGCTGGAGAAATACGACAACGAGAGGAGACTCCTCAACCAGGCGCTTTTCGATTCAAGGGCCGGTATTGTGTGCTCACGTACAGCCAGGTCCCTCCAACTTTCGACCCTGGTGATATTGGTGAACTGCTACGTCGAGATCGCGCGAGCTTCATTGTTTGCAGAGAACCTCACCGGGATGGAGGCACTCACTACCATGTGTTTGTCGACTACAAACGCGTACGGGATCTCAATGGAGCTCGTCGGTGGGATGTACAGGGAGTGCATCCGAATCTTCTCCGAGTACGAAGAACTCCATGGCGCGCTTATGCCTACGTTACAAAGCACGAAGATGTTGTCAGAGACACTTTCACCGACAGAGATCGACCAAAACCTCCAACGAGAGGTGCTAATGCTGAAGGAGTGGGCAAACGACGTTGGGAGGCAATCACAAATGCTGCAGACAAAGACAGCTTTTTTGCGAAGTGCGCGGAAATGGATCCGAGAGCTTTGGTCACAGCTTTCGGCAACGTATCCAGATACGCAGATTGGAAATATCCTGATCTACGAGGATCCTACGACTCCCCCGGAGGAATCGCTATTGACCTGGGAGGATACCCAGAGCTACGGGACTACTTCCGAACATGGCTCAACCAGACGGGTAGGTGAGTCTTGCACGTCGGGCACGTCGACGCACGGCCCATCCCTGCGGGAAGCGACCCCAAGGGCCCGTGCGATCGAGCCGGCCCTCGGGTGCGCCCAGTTTCCTGAAAGAGATTAGCTGACGAGTCATAGACCCAAGTCACTGATTCTGTGGGGTCCAACGAGGACTGGGAAGACCTTGATGAGTCGATCATTCGGTAGGCACATGTACTTCGGTGGATTGTTCAACATGGATCAGCTTGACACGGAAGCTGACTATGCCGTTTTCGACGACATTCAGGGAGGTTTTGAATACTGGCCTGCTTACAAGTCCTGGTTGGGAGGACAAAGAGAATTTACCGCCACAGACAAGTACAGGCACAAGCAGGTCGTCAAGTTCGGCAAGCCTTGCATCTACTGTTGTAATGACGACCCAGGAATGGGACGCGGCGTTGATTTTAGCTGGATTTCCGGCAACTGCTTAATTGTACATGTAGACACCCGCATTTGCTGGGTTGAAGAATGAATCAAGTTTCCCTCCAATAAACTGTGCTCTCAGCATTGATGGTCGTGGGACCGGCCTCCGCCCCGCTTGAAACTGCATGCGCAAACATGTCCAAAACATAGAGATTGCCAGCGGAATTGGGACTCTCAACACTCCAAACACTACTCTCCAGGTTGTCGCCTTCCTCCGGATTATCGAAGACGATCTTTTTCCTGATCGGGTGCCAGAACTTGAAGTTCCGGACGGTCGGGTTATTGGCCATGGGGTTGAAAACGCGCTTGCGGTCATAGAGGACACGAATCTTGTTTGAGTCCGTCTGTGCGTCGAAGGAAAATCGCTCAACATAGTCGATCCCGTCTTGGCCTCGAAGGACATCCTCGGTGACCTCGGGATGGAAAGAGTCGGTGTAGGGATCCCACCGCCGAAAATAACTGCCGGACGAATTGAGAACGCTCTGGGCAAACTCATAACGTTTGTATGACCAAAAGATGATGCGACGCCAGATCAGCGCCTGCGTCATTTCGATGTACATGACATCACGCCATCCGACGAAGAAGATCGATTGCCTGTTGCGGTCCATAGGATCCACTTGCTCGTTGTCATACTCGCGTGTTGGCGGGCTCCACAGATTGTACGTAACACTTCCTGCCACGCTTGCGATGGTGATAGGTTGAATTGCCCCCGCACCGGATGCGCCGAGCATTTTGTCGGACTTCTTGGTTTGCGAGATTGCGAGGACTCGCCTCTTGAAACGCCGGGACCGGAAACTAGTTGTGCGCCTTCTTCCAAGCGCGCGCGCGGGCCTCCTGCGCCCGT